TAATCAGAAAAATTAAAGTAATTTTGTGAGTATATGGCATATTCAGCAGAGGAAATAGTAGAATGTTTTGATTATATCATTTCAGAGATTGAAAGTGGTAAATCTTTAATTTATGCGTTAAAAACAAACGGGATGCCTAGCACCCAAACTTTTTATCTTTGGTTAGAAAGTGATATAGAAAAATCAAAACGGTACGCGCGCGCGTGCGAGGTTAGAGAATTACTTATTTTAGATGAAATAATAACTATTGCAGACAGTCAAGAAAATGATGTTATTGTAACGGACGCAGGCGAGTTTACAAATCATAACGCTATTAATAGAAATAGACTTCAAATTGATTCTAGGAAATGGATGTTGACTAAATTAAACCCTAAAAAATACGGTGATAAAATACAAACAGAACATTCTGGGTCAATTTCTACAAACATCATAAATCTAGGTAACGGAACGCCACCAGATGAAACTCCTTAAAAAGCAAAATGAAGCCGTTTACTTCCTAAAAGACAAAACCACAAAAGAGATTTTATATGGCGGAGCTGCAGGGGGTGGAAAGACGGCGTTAGGTTGTTTGTGGTTAATAGAAAAATGCCAAACTTATGAGGGTAGTCGTTGGTTAATGGGTCGGTCAAAATTAAAAACCTTAAAAGAAACTACACTAAACACTTTCTTTGAATTGGCAAGTAAATTAAAAATACGAAATCAATTCACTTACAATTCTCAAGATTCTACTATAAACTTTACTAACGGTAGTCAGATATTACTAAAAGATTTATTTTTATATCCAAGTGATCCAAAATTTGATAGTTTAGGGTCTTTAGAGATTACTGGCGCGTTTATAGATGAGTGTAATCAAATAGTTCATTTAGCGTGGCAAATAGTACTATCCAGATGTCGTTATAAATTACAAGAATGGGATATATACGGAGAAAGGACTGAAACAATGAAAGTTTTAGCCTATAATGATGAGGGAAACCCTATAAAGTGGCTAAATTCAAAAGGAGAAGAAACTGAGGGTTTAACCCCTAAATTATTAGGAACTTGTAACCCCGCAAAGAATTGGACTTACAAAGAATTTTACAATCCTAATAAAAATAACACGTTACCATTAAACAGAAAGTTTATACAAGCGTTACCGACTGACAATCCAAACTTACCACAATCTTATTTAGATTCACTTTTAAGCCTTGACAAAGTATCAAAAGAGCGTTTATACTTTGGTAATTGGGAATATGATGACGACCCTAGCGCATTAATAGACATTGATTCAATAACAGACTATTTTAACCCAAATCACATAAATAGAACGGGAAAAATGTATATGACTATTGACGTGGCGCGTAAGGGAAAAGATACAACGGTGTTTAGGGTATGGGATGACTGGTTATGTATTTACAGGTTCCAAATTGATAAATCAGATTTAACGGTTGTAGTCAATAAAGGACTTGAATTATCAAAGCGTTACAATATACCATTATCGCAAATTGTAGCTGATGAGGACGGTGTAGGGGGTGGGGTTGTTGACTTCTTTAAGTGCAAAGGATTTGTAAATGGTTCAAGTCCGTTAAATGGTGAAAACTTCAATAACCTAAAAAGCCAATGCGGATTTAAAATGGCTCAAAAGATAGTAGATAGGGAATGTGGCGAGATTTGCGACAATACAGCCGTTATAAATATCGTTATGGAAGAAATGGAGCAAGTTAAGCAAAAAGATATTGATAAAGATGGTAAAATAGCACTTGTATCAAAAGATATTGTTAAACAAATGATTGGCAGGTCACCCGATGAATGGGATAGTATTATGATGCGTTATTACTTTGAATTGAACAAAAGAAACTTTTTTGTAATATAAAATAAATTTGTTGTAATTTTGAATTAATTTTATATATATGGGATTATTAGATTTCCAGAAAATAACGGCTCAAGCTATATTAACGATGGTTACAAAGCACTCCCTAATGTTTACAGCATTATATCATTAATTACGCAAAAGAGTTCGCTAGTACCGTTTGAAGTGTATAAAATTAAGAACAAAGGCAAATATCAAAAGTATAAATCTTTGATGCAATTGGCTAAAACTACAAGCGACTTCGCAAATATTGTCAAGTATAAAAATGAAGCCTTTGATAAGGTTGAAGATACAGAAATTGAAAAGCTACTATTAACCCCAAACAATCAACAATCTACTCAGGAACTATTTGAATCTTTGGACGGTTATAAACTATTAACAGGGAACGCTTATTTATTTGGCATAACACCCGGATTAGGATTGAACGCAACAAAGCCTAAAGAATTATATTCGATACCGTCACCAATGGTATCTATTATACCTATTTCAGTATTTGAGGGCGTTAAAGGATATAAATTCACTTTTATAGCGGAAGAAATACCAGCGAGTGAGATAGCACACTTTAAATATTGGAATCCTATTGTAACTGATGCAGCTTTAAACGATATATTTTACGGTCAAAGTCCTTTGCAGGCTTGTAGGATGTTAATGGGAAAATACAAAGATGCTGACATAACACAAGGCTCAATGTTTAAGAATCAAGGGCCAGCGGGAATATTGGCAGGGGATAATGGAACCGACCTAACAGAAACACAAGCACTATCAATAAAAGACAAATTTAAACAAGTTTATCAGGGTGCAAATAAAGCAGGGGACATCATAGTAACCCCAGCCAAATTAACGTGGCAACAAATAGGACTATCTCCAGTTGACTTAAATATCATAGAGGGAAAAGCGGATATGTTAAGCGAGTTATGCAACGCTTACCACGTGCCAATAGGTTTATTTTCAGCTAAAAACAGTACTGAAAACAATATGATTGAAAGCCGTAAAATGTTAATTACGGATGCGGTTATACCATTAGTTGAAAGTCGTAAGGGCGTTTTAAACCGTTGGTTACAGGCTAAATTTGGAAGTGAATATTTAGTTGAGTTTGATTATACGGTGTTTAATGAAATACAAGAGGATTTAAATAAGTTAGCGGAAACGGCTAATAAAATGTATTGGATTACGCCAAATGAAAAAAGGGCAATGACTAATTACGATCAGGATACAGACCCATTAATGGATAAAAAATACTTTCCAAGTGGTTTGACGTTGTTAGAAGACTTAAACGGAGGTTTGACCGATATAGATGAAACTTTGTTAAATGAGTAGAGGAATTATTTATATCGCTATTTTAATTAAGCCCGGATTAAATGACGAAATAATAAAACCCTCCGATAATTTGGAGAAACTGACAAGATATTTAAAAAAAGAATATCCTAAACTTTATTTTTGCTTCAATAAAAAGGAATCTCAAAATAAACAAAACAAACATATCTTAATTCAAAATTATGGCTAAGCCTACAAAAGCGGAATTAATATCACAAAAGAAGTTTTTAGCACGGCAAAAAGTCTATGAACGCAAATACCAAAAGCAATTTTATTGGTATCTAAATTCTATAAATAGAAGTATTGCAACCGACATATCAGATAACGGACTTTATAATTTAGATATAAACAGTCATATCAATGAAGAAAAACTAACGGCAATATATGAAAAGCTATATTTTGACGTTTCAATTAATGAGGCTAAAATAACCTACAAAGATGAGATTAAGCCAGAAACAGGCAAAAAGGATTTAATAACTGATTTAATCGCAATATTAGGTTTTGGCAAAGATGAGGGCGTATTAATCAATTTATGGCGTTCGTTGTTAAAAGAATTTATAATTGTTAGAATTGCAGGCCGTATAACGCAAGTAAACGACACCACACGCAGACATTTAGCATTAATCATACAGAAAGGCATAAGTGAGGGGTTGGGCGCTCAGGAAGTCGCTAAACTGATAAGAGATGATACAGGATATAATCGTAACCGTTCATTAGCCATAGCGCGAACGGAAACAATCACAGCAGGCAATCAAGGCAAGTTTATTGCTGCAAGTAGTTCAGATTATGTAATGGTTAAACGTTGGATACCCGCAATGGATGCACGAACGCGAATAAGCCATAGGGGAATGTATGACACGCCTTTTATTGATATGGAACAGAACTTTTGGGTCGCTAATGAAAAAGGAATGATTGAGCCGGGTTTATATCCGGGTGCAGAAACGTTTTCAGCTAGCAACGTAATAAACTGCAGATGTTCAATTTCATTTAAAGTAAAGCGCGATGAACGCGGAAATATAATAGCCAAGTAATATGAAAGAATCACAAATAGCCAAACAAAACCATAATAATTTTAAGCGCAAAAATCCTTTGATGTACGCAAAGGAGCGCGATGTGTTAATAACTGACTTACTTAATTGTGAGCATCCAAATTGGAATCTAAAACTTATATTCAAATAATACTAAAATAAAAACATTAATAAATATTTTTTTATTATATTTGTTTAAATTTAAAAATTTTACTAATGGAAGATTTAATAAAAAAATATGAAATACACGCTGAAGTACTTTTAAAACTATTGCAAGATAAGGATAGTACAGAAGAAGAAATGAAAATTTATGCAGCATCAAGAAGGTTTGTTGTTAGTTTTATTTATGACTTAAATGCGTTAAATAATTCTAATGATGAGTTATATGAATTATCTGAAATTTTTGGAACGGTTGTAGTTTTAGAATAATTAAAATTTATGGAAATAGATTTAAAATTTAAAGGAGAATGTGAAAAAGATATACACTGGTTTGTGGGTAAATATATTGAAGGCGTTCACTATTTTAATGTTTGTGCATATTGCAACAAAAGACAAATAATTGAATTAGATTAACTATAACTATGGACGCCAATAAAAAAATATGTACAAACTGTAAAAGAGATTTACCAAATAATGAAGACTACTTTTATCTAGATAATGCAAAAGTTAGATTAGGTCATTTTATTGTTTTATCCGCACAATGCAAGGAATGCAAGAGATTATTAAGAAAAAAACCAGATAAAATAAAACGCGATAAATTAAAAGAAGAATATGGTAGTGCTTATCAATATAGAAAAATAATAGACCCCGACTTTAATAAAAAAATAAATATAAGGGAAAAAAGATATGCAGAAAAAAGAAAATTAAGGCGTAAAGAAGTATTAAAAGAAAGACCAAAATGGTATTTAAAAATCTTAGAAAAAGATAAGGTAAGGCATAAATTTGAATCAGGAGAAATGAGCGATTATTATATTTCAAAATTAATGGCTGGTAAAAATGGCATTTTAAATTGGAAAGATATTATAAAAGACAAAAATTTAATTGAAGAATATAGGTTGAATTTAACATTAAAAAGAGAAATANACAAATGTTATCATAACTACTGGTAATTCAATAAATTTATTAGATAGCGAAATTGATGAGTTTGTAGATAATTTACTGCCAATAAAAATAAAAGAAGGTTTTTTTGATATTCAAAGTATATTAATAGAAACTATTGAAAGGGTTCGAGTTGATAAAGATTATATTCAACAAGCTAATGCTATTTGCAATATTACAAGCCAATTAATTAATATTAAGAAATTAGAAGTTAAAAAATAATTATTCAAATATAGTATATGTGTTTAAAAAATGCCATATATACTAAAAATTTAACCAAAGTGGTCAAATTCGACCACTTTAAAACAAGCCAAAAATTATGAAAGCAAAACACGACACTATAAACGAAATAATCGAAAATAACGATTATAAAAGCTATTTAGAAATTGGAGTAGCTAATAAAAGCAATTACAATCAAATTAAATGCGATTCTAAGGTAGGCATTGACCCAATCGCAACAAATGACAAAGATATTATTTCCATTGATTCAGATGCTTTCTTTGGTGCAAATACTGATAAATTTGATTGTATTTTTATTGATGGCTTGCACGAATCCGCACAACTAGAACGAGATATTATTAATGCCTATAATTGCCTAAATAACAAAGGGCGTATCATTTTGCACGATATTAACCCATTCACAAAGGAAATGACTGTTATACCACGTATTCAAGACCAATGGACGGGTGACTGTTTTAAAGTTTGGGCGGGTATTATTGACAACACCAAATTAAAAACGGAATACTACAAAGAAAAATACGGTTTGGGCGTTATCGTTAAATCAT